CAGAATGGAGTAGTAGTACCTACAGAACATTGTTATACACTCAAGGCTTTGAAAGATGTAATGGATAACTATCCAGAAGATCATTTAAAGATTTACTTGTATCTTTTTTATATGACATGTCCTAATCCGGATATGAACCCATTCTTTAATACTCCAGATGTAGATAAAGAATATATTATTCTAAAAGAAATAGAAGCAGAATTTTCTACGGAAGATCAGGATATATTTATAGCATTAGAATTTTGTAGAAAAATGTATGAGACTCCCACATCTAGAGCATACAAAGGTATGGCATCTATGTTAGATAGATTAGCTAGATATATGGAGACTACCCAGATTACTGCAGGAAGAGATGGTAATATTAATTCACTAGTTGCTGCAGCTAAAAACTTTGACCAAATTAGAGCATCTTTCAAGGGTGTGTACAAAGATCTTCAAGAAGAACAATCAAGCAAAGTGCGCGGTGGAATTGGTATGGCTTATGATCAATAACTATGAGTGAAATATATCAAGATATTCCCTGTTGGGAAAATGGCAAATGGACTACAGTATCATTTGAATCTAGAGAAGAATTTTCTGATGACATAAAATCTATATTCTCTGAACCTGGTAAATATAACTTTGATGAAACTAGTTATCAGTTTAACATAGAAGCAGTAAAGTTTAGAGATCAGAATATATACTGTGCCTTTCCTTTTAGATCTAGAGACTTTATATCTTATTGGGATGATCAAAAAAATAGATGTAGAAAAGGTGTCTACTATATAAATGGTAATAAGAAATGGTATATTACAAGGGACTACTACATGTGGTTAAACTTCTTACCAATCTTTGATAAAGAACAACAGAAGTTTGACTTTGCCAAGATTAGAGATGCCCAATATCATATGGCTCTATATGAATTACTTGCAGAACTTAATTATAAACATGTTGCTATTCTGAAGAAACGTCAGATAGCCTCCTCATACTTCCACATCTCTAAGTTACTTAATCAGCTTTGGTTTGAAGCTGGGGTAACTTTAAAGATGGGAGCTAGCCTCAAAGATTATATCAATGAGAAGGGTTCCTGGAAGTTCATGTCGGAATATGCTGCCTTCTTGAATGAGCACACTGCATGGTATCGTCCAATGTCTCCAGACAAAGTCTTAATGTGGCAGCAAAAGATTGAAGTAAGAAAAGGGGACAGAAAAACAGAAGTGGGTCTAAAGGGTACCATGCAGGGCATGTCATTTGAGAAAGATCCTACAAATGGTGTAGGGGGTCCGGTAAAATACTTCTTTCATGAGGAAGCAGGGATTGCACCAAAGATGGATCTCACGTATGAATACATGCGCCCAGCTATGGCATCTGGTTTAATTACTACCGGAATGTTTATTGCTGCAGGATCAGTAGGAGATTTATCTCAGTGTGAACCATTGAGAAGAATGATACTTACACCAACAGATAGTGACATCTATGCAGTAGAAACAAATCTTATTGATGCAAAAGGTACTGAAGGTTTGTCAGGTTTGTTTATTCCTGAGCAATGGTCAATGCCTCCTTACATTGATGAATATGGTAATTCACTTGTAGAAGAAGCATTAGTAGCTTTAGACAAACAATTTGATGCTTGGAAAAAAGAACTAGATCCAGAAACTTATCAGTTAAGAATCTCACAGAGACCAAGAAATATTGAAGAGGCATTTGCTCACAGAAGTGTATCAGTCTTTCCTCCACATCTTATTGCTGCACAAGCTAGAAGAATTGAAGAAAAAGAATATGCATATGAGTTTTTAGATATCAGTACAGATGAGAATGGTAAACCAACGGTAAAAGAATCTAATAAACAACCTATTAAAGAATTCCCTATTACTAAAAAAACTGAAGATAAAACAGGTTGTTTAGTAGTATGGGAAAGACCAATCAAGGATCCTACCTTTGGACAGTACTATGCTTCTATTGACCCTGTATCAGAAGGTAAGACAACTACATCAGAATCATTATGTTCTATCTATGTAATGAAAGCTCCGGTTCAAGTAACTAAGGTTACTGGTATTGAAACAGAAACATACATAGAACCAGATAAAATTGTAGCAGCGTGGTGTGGTAGATTTGACGACCTTAATAAAACTCACCAGAGATTAGAACTAATTATAGAATGGTATAATGCTTGGACAGTAATTGAGAATAATATCTCATTGTTTATCCAGTATATGATATCTAGAAAGAAACAAAGGTTCTTAGTACCTAAGAGTCAGATAATGTTCTTAAAAGATCTTGGTTCAAATACTAACGTGTTCCAAGAGTATGGTTGGAAAAATACTGGTACATTGTTTAAACAACATCTTCTTAACTATGCCATAGAGTATACTAAAGAAGAACTAGATGTAGAAACTAAAACAGATGGTACAATTGTACGTACAAAATACGGTATAGAAAGAATACCTGATCCTATGTTACTTACAGAGATGCGTGAATATGCACCTGGAGTCAATGTGGATAGACTAGTTTCTTTCTGCGCATTAGTTGCATTTATGAGGATACAACAATCTAATAGAGGCTATGCTAAAAGAGTTATCATGGATGATGCAGCTAAAAACTTGCAAAAGTCAGAAAATTTGTTTAAATTAAATAAGAGTCCTTTCCGTCATATGGGTGGAAATACAACAGTTGGTGGAGCTTCTATGAAGCGAACTCCATTTAGAAATATTAAGTAAAAGATATGCAAGTATATAATGCTTTACAGTTAAAGAATGGTGCAAAAGCTGATTATCAAAAATTAGGTAGCATTACTCAACCATTACAATTTATTCCAAAAAAAGATAAAACCCAAGAGTGGGCTGCTTGGAATTTGGATTGGATTGAATGGCAAGGATTAAAACAAATCCGCAGAAATGCCAGAAGATTAATGAAAAATTATAAACTTGCTAAAGGTATTATTGACCGTAGTGATTATATAGTTGAAGAGAATAATGAGTATAGAGATATAGTTGAGATGCTTACTAAGGAGGATGCTTCTGCATTAGAACTTAAGTTTTATCCAATTATTCCAAATGTTATTAATGTTCTGGTAGCTGAATTTGCTAAGAGATCTACTAAACTTACTTATAGATCTGCAGATGAGTTCTCATATAATGAGATGCTTGAGCAAAAGAGAGCAATGGTAGAAGAAACTTTACTAGGAGATGCGCAAGTAAAAATTACAGCAGCATTACTAGAACAAGGACTTGATCCACAATCACCCGAAGCACAACAACAATTAGCTCCAGATAATCTTAAAACTTTACCAGAGATTGAACAATTCTTTAAAAAGGATTATAGATCTATGATAGAACAATGGGCAACACACCAACATAAGGTTGACATTGAAAGATTTAAAATGGATGAACTAGAGGAAAGAGGTTTTCGTGATATGCTTATTACAGATAGAGAGTTCTGGCATTTTCAAATGAGAGAAGATGATTATGAGGTAGAACTTTGGAATCCAGTAATTTGTTTTTATCATAAATCTCCAGATGCAAGATATATTTCTCAAGCACAATGGGTTGGTAAAACAGATATGTTTACACCAGCTGATGTTATTGATAAGTTTGGTTATCTAATGAATGAGGAACAGCTACAAGCATTAGAAGCAGTTTATCCTGTAAGATCTGCAGGTTATAATATTGGTGGTATGCAAAATGATGGATCATTTTATGATGCTACTAAGTCTCATGAATGGAATACTAATATGCCTTCACTTGCTATGAGACAGTTTACTACAGCATCTGCAAATTCTATATATGATGGTGGAGATATTATATCTCAAATTTTATCAGAAGGTGAAGATTATACTGATCAAGGTACTGCATATTTATTAAGAGTATCTACAGTGTATTGGAAGTCTCAAAGAAAAGTTGGACATCTTACAAAAGTTACTGAACAAGGTGAAGTATTAAATGAGATTATAACTGAAGATTTTAAAGTTTCAAGTAAACCCATTTATGATAATAGATTAAATAAAAATAAAACTAAAGACAATTTAGTATTTGGAGAACATATTGATTGGATTTGGATTAATGAAGTATGGGGTGGCATTAAGATTGGACCAAACATTCCTTCATATTGGGGAATGAATAATCCTGGAGGATTTGCTCCTATGTATATAGGAATTGATAAAGATGAAATTGGACCATTAAAATTCCAATTTAAAGGTGATAGCACTTTATATGGATGTAAACTTCCTGTAGAAGGTGCAGTATTCTCAGATAGAAATACAAGATCTACAGCTCTTATTGATTTAATGAAGCCTTTTCAAATTGGATACAACATTGTAAATAATCAAATTGCAGATATCTTAATAGATGAGCTTGGTACAATCATCATGCTTGACCAGAATACATTACCAAAACATTCCTTAGGAGAAGATTGGGGTAAAAACAATTTGGCTAAAGCTTATGTAGCAATGAAGAATTTCCAAATGCTACCACTTGATACGTCTATTACTAATACAGAAAATGCACTTAACTTTCAGCATTTTCAAAAATTAGATTTATCTCAGACAGAAAGATTAATGTCAAGAGTTAATTTAGCTAATCATTTTAAACAACAAGCATTTGAAGTAATTGGAGTTAATCCACAAAGGATGGGACAACAGTTATCTCAGATGACCGCTACAGGGGTAGAACAAGCCACTGCATCGTCTTATGCACAGACAGAGGTATTCTTTATCCAACACTGTGATTATCTGATGCCTAGAGTCCACCAAATGCGTACAGACTTAGCACAGTATTATCACTCTACTAAACCATCTACTAGGTTAACTTATATAACTTCGGCAGATGAAAAAGTAAACTTTGAAATAAATGGTACAGATCTTCTCTTAAGAGATCTTAATATATTCTGTACTACAACTGCAAATAATAGAGCTATTCTTGAACAGCTTAAACAATTTGCTATGCAGAATAATACTACCGGAGCTTCTATTTATGATCTTGGTAAAGTAATTCAATCAGATTCAATTGCTGAACTTAATACAGCATTAAAATCTACTGAAGAAAAACAGACTGAAATGAAGCAACAAGAAATGCAACAAGCTCAACAAATGCAAGAACAACAACTTCAAGCTCAGCAACAAATGGAGCAAATGAAAATTGATGCTCAAATGGCTGAGAAAGAGAAAGATAGACAACGTGATATTCTTGTTGCAGAAATTAGAGCAGCTGGTTATGGAGCTATGGGTGATGTTGATCAAAATCAAATGTCTGACTATAGAGATGCTATGAAAGAGATTAGAGAAACAGAAGCTTATAGAGATCAATCAAACATTCAAAGACAAAAACAGAGTGATGATATGGTTAAGCATTCTCAAAAAATAGATATTGAACAACAAAAATTACAGGCACAACAGGATATTGCAAACAAACAATTAGAAATTGCAAGAGTAAATAAGAACAAATATGACTCTGGATCTGATTCAAAATCTAAAACAAATAATAAAAAGAAATAGCTTTAGCCATATAGTTCTCAAAATTAAATATTAGCTTTTAAATTTTTAAAATTTAATTACTATATTATATTATAAATAAAAACCAAAACCAACATGGAAACCAATCTTAATGAAATACAAGAGACAACAACGGTTGCTCAAGTAGATGTAAACATTGATGAATTATTTGGAATGCCTGGTGCAGAGAGTGTAATGCTACCAGAAGAAGAAGATTCAAAAGAAAATAAAAACTCTGTCTTTTCTAAACCAAAAGATGTAGACACAGCGTTCCTTGACAATACTACAGTTAAAGATGATAAATCTGATAGACCTGTAGCAACGGTAGAAGAAGTAGATGAAGCAATTGCTGAACTTGATAATTTAATTACTCAAGAAGAAGATGCTGGTGGTAAAGGAAGACCTAAAGTAGATAAATCAGGTCTTGCAGAATTAGCAACTAAGATGATTGAAGAAGGTTCTTTAGTTCCTTTTGATGATGATAAACCATTAGAAGAATATACTACTAAAGACTTTAGAGAATTGTTTGAAGCTAATTTTGAAGAAAGAGAAAATAAAATTAAAGAAAGTGTTCCAAAAGAATTCTTTAATGCACTTCCAGAAGAACTTCAATATGCAGCAAAATATGTTGCAGATGGTGGAACTGACTTAAAAGGATTATTTAGAACTCTTGCTCAAGTAGAAGAAATGAGATCATTAGATCCAGCTGATGAATATGATCAAGCAGAGATTGCAAGACAATATCTTTATGCAACTCAATTTGGTAGCCCAGAAGAAATTGAAGCTGAGGTTAATGATTGGTCTGACTTAGGTAGACTAGAGCAAAAAGCTCAACAGTTTAAACCAAAGTTAGATAAAATGCAAGATGAGATTATGGCTAGAAAACTTGCAGAACAAGAATATAAAAAAGAACAACAGCAAGAACAAGCAAAAGCATATACTGATAATGTTTATAATACATTGTCAATTGGTGAACTAGGTGGTGTTAAGTTAGATAAAAAGATTCAGAGTATGTTATACTCAGGATTAGTACAACCAAGTTATCCATCTATTTCGGGTAAACAAACAAATATGTTAGGGCACTTATTAGAGAAGTATCAATTTGTAGAACCTAGACATGATTTGATTGCTGAAGCTCTTTGGTTACTTGCAGATCCAGAAGGATACAAAGGTAAAGTAAGAGAACAAGGATCTAAAAAAGCTGTAGAAGAAACAGTAAGACAATTAAAGACAGAACAGTCAAGAAAATTAGGATCTTCTATACAAGAAGCAGAAGAACCAAAAAGAACAAGTGGGAAACCACAACAAAAAACACTCTCAAGACAAAATAATTTGTTCAAGAGATTTTAATTAGTAACAAACAAAAACAAATAAATAATGGCAACTCCAGTAATGAACAATGGTATATTCCTCAGAGATACCGCTTACAACGCAAGTTCCCATGTGGATTCATACCACTTGGTAAACATGCTGAAAGATGCAGAGCCAATGGACTTAGGTCCAGTGGATTTGTGGGCTATGTCCCAAAAAGTTGAAATGCCACTTTATCAAATGTCTTCATTTGGTGGCAAGAATGTTATCATGGTAGATAATGCTCGTGGAGAGTACAAATGGCAAACTCCGGTTTCTATTGACCTTCCGTACATTGTTGAGGATATTGAACCAGACAACAACTTCAAAGGTGTTGATGGAACAACATTCCGTATCAAACTTAACAAAAGAGAATTTGGACATGGTGATATCATCACATATGACAAATACAACGGTGTTGAGATGTACATCACAGCAGAAGATATCTTACCTTTAGGTGATGGATTTATCTACACTGTACAGTTAGTTAATAATGATAACTATAAGTACATTGATGATAAGTACCTAGCTAATGGTACTAAAGTATTCCGTAAAGGTTCTGCTCGTGGAGAGTATGGTGAAAGATTCTCTGATATTACAACTAATACAGGTTTCCGTGAATTCTATAACTACGTAGGTGGTGCTGAAGCTCATGTTCACTATTCTATTTCTTCTCGTGCTGACTTGATGATCAAAGGTGGAATGAATGCAGATGGTACAGTTCCTGTAACTGAGATCTGGAGAAACTTTGATAAAACTATGGATCCATCTGTATCTTCTTTAGAGGATATGATCAAAGTAATGGGTAAAGATAAAGTTAAGAAAGCATTTGATAATGGTGATTTGTCAAGAACATTCTTGACTAACATGGAAGCTGCTCACTTATCTAAAATTGCAATTGACATTGAGACTTACTTAATGTGGGGTCATGGTGGTAGAGTTCGTCAAGACGGACCAGATGATGTTAGATTGTCTGTAGGTTTATGGCAACAGTTGAATAACTCATTCAAAAGAGTATACAACAAAAATAACTTTACTCTTGACTTGTTCCGTTCTGAGATCTACAACTTCTTCAATGGAAAAGTTGAGTTCCAAGGACCAGATCCAAAAAGATCTTTAGTAGTTCAAACTGGTATGGGTGGAATGAGAATGGTTAATGAGGCTATCAAACAAGAGGCAATCTCTTCAGGTCTTCTTATCCAAGCTGCTGACATCGGAGCTATCACTGGTAAAGGAATGGACTTGAACTTTGGATTTGCTTATACATCTTATGTTATTCCATTCTTGGCTAACGTGAAGTTTGTATTGAATCCAGCATTTGACAATGTTCATACAAATGATATTGAGAACCCAATCATTGATGGTTTCCCATTATCTTCTTACTCATTCATTATCTTTGATATCACTGACAATACAAATGACAACATCTTCTTGTTGAAATTGTCTTGGGATAATCAATTGAAATGGTGGTACCAAAATGGTACAATGGATTACATGGGACGTAGCCAAGGCTTCCAGTCTTCTGGACAATTCAATGGATACCGTGTAATGATGTCTCAAACAATGCCAGCTATTTGGGTTAAAGATCCAACTAAAGTCTTGAAAATTGTTATGAGAAATCCAATCACTGGTGGATCATTCTAATCATAAACAAACTAAGGGAGGGGGAAACTCCTCCCTTTTTTATTTAATTTAACCAACAACAATAAAACCAACACACAATGGAAAATTTCACAATGGTAGAAACAGGGAATGGGACTGTAAAAAAAACAGCAATTGCAGTACGTCCTTTCTTTGATAATGCAGTCTCTAACATGGGATTGGAAAATTACGGCTTATCTCTTTATGATGGAGTTAAGCATTTTGAACAACTTGCTTGTCTTGAGCAGAATGGAGTAATTAGGTATCTTACTGGTCTAAATGAATTTGCACCAGAGATTAAACTTTTAAATCCGGAGGACAAAGAAGCAAGAGTTAAGGAGATTAGAACAGCAGTAGCAGAGTTAGAAAGAGAACTAGCAGCTAATGTTATTGAATTAGATGATCCACAATTTTGGAGCAAAGTAACTTTACTTACTCCAAACAATAAAGAGTTTTGGAATAGAATACATATTTCATGTGGTAATGATCCTGTATTCTTAGATCCTAATGACCCATATGATAGAATTAAACTATATGCTATTGAAGCCGGAGGGTTTTCAATTGTAGCTAAAAGTTTTGATGATGCAAGATCAAGAGCTGTACCTCCTAAGTTTTACTTAGATAAACAAGAGCAAACAGTTATTGCAAGAACTGAATACAAGAAAATGCGTAACAAAGCATTGGCTGAACTTCAGAAATTATTTGACAAAAACAGTACTAAGTTATTCTATGTAGCAAAAGTTGTAGATGGTAACAGTACACAATATAGAAAGTCAACACCTAATGATGTTATGTATGAGAACATGGACTTATACATTAATGGTGAAGGAGTTGAGAGTAACAAAGAAAGAGCAGCAAAATCTTTCCTTGAAGCTGTAGGAATGGATATGGAAACATTAAAAATTAAATCAATTGTTAGAGATTCCATATTTTTTAAGTATATTATTAATAAGGCTGATGGTTATATCTATCATGTTAAGAGTTCTAATTTATTAGGAAGAAATGTATCTGATGTAATTGAGTATCTAAAGAACCCTTTAAATGAGGATGTTCTTACAGATCTTAACAAAGCTTGTGAGAAATTTTGGAATTCTTAAAACTAAAATAAAATGGCTGTTAAAAAAGCTACTAAAAGTAAAGTAAATCAGGCTGGTGTATACACTAAGCCTGGTATGCGTGAGACTATATTCAAAAGAATCAAAGCTGGTAGTAAAGGTGGAGATCCTGGAGAATGGTCAGCACGTAAAGCACAACTAATGGCTAAGGAATATAAGGCTGCCGGTGGTGGTTATAAAACTAAGAAGTAATGGCAAAAGATCCTCAACAAAGTCTTAGAGATTGGTCCGCACAAAAGTGGATGACTTCTGGAACTGCGGCTAATAAAAAGAAGGGATCTTCCAAGGAAGTTAAGTCTAAGGGCAAGAAAAGATATTTACCAGAGGCAGCTTGGTCAGCATTATCAGCAGGAGAAAAAGCTGCTACTAATAAAGCTAAAGCTAAAGGTAATAGAAAAGGAAAACAATTTGTTGCACAACCAAAAAATATTGCGGCAAAAGCTGCAAGACACAGATAATATGGCAAAGACAAAAGCACAACAAGCAGCTATTGCAATCTCAATGAAGAAAACTGGTAAGAAACCTAAAAGCTTACCAAAAGCTTTAATGGGTGGTACTAGTAAAAATTGTTGGCCTGGTTATATTAAAAAGGGTACTAAGGTACTAAATGGTAAAGTAGTTAATAACTGTGTAAAAGCATAATTATGGCAAAGACACCAGCTTGGACAAGATCAGAGGGTAAGAATAAGACAGGAGGTCTTAATGCTAAAGGTGTAGCTAGTTATAGAGCAGCTAATCCTGGTAGTAAACTTAAGATGGCTGTAACAACTAAACCATCAAAACTTAAACCGGGGAGTAAGGATGCGAATAGACGCAAGTCATTTTGTGCTAGATCCGCGGGGCAGATGGCTAAGTTTCCAAATGCTGCAAAAGATCCAAATAGCAGATTAAGACTAGCAAGGAAAAAATGGAATTGTTAATTATATATATATCTTATCATGAAAAAAGTAATGAAGTCTAAAAAATACGTAAATGGTGGCCCAACTAGTTCAACTGTCCGCCCGGTACAAGGAGCTCCTAAACCAAAACCATTAACTCCTCCAGGATCTAAAAAACCTGTAGGCCCACCATATGCAAAACCTACACCTAAACCTACGCCAAAACCTGTAGCAAAAACTCCGGTTAAACCTGTAACTAAACCTGCAGTTAAGACTCCAGTTAAACCTACACCAAAACCGGCAACTCCTAGCTATGGACCAAAAACAACAGCAGTATTAGATTATATGAAACCTTCTAATACTTTGGCAACTAAACCAAAACCTGTTACTCCAGCTAAACCTGCTGCTAAACCTGCTGCACCTGCAGCTAAAACGGTATCTCAATTATGGACAGAAAAAACTGGTACATCTTGGTCAGAAGCTAAGAAACAAGGTTTGTCTGATGGTAGTGCTAAGTCTAATATGGAGATAATGAGAAAACTTCAATCAGGAGCAATTAATAAAGATACAATTGCTACTATGAAAGATAATTCTAAAGTAGCTACATTAAGTGCAAAAGATACAAAGGTTACGAAATCATCTCCTGTAGCAACAACTACACCAGAAAAACCTGAAGCTAAACCTACTGCTAAACAAATGTCTGGATCAGGTATGGGTGCAATGGAAAGAATGGAAGGTATGTATAAAAGAGGCGGTATGTATAAAAGAGGTGGTATGGTTAATAAAAAAATGAAATCTAAAAAGAAATAGTTATGAAAAAATTAGGATGTGCTAAATGTGGTGGTCAAACAATGGCCGTAGGTGGAACTACTAATACTAAAAAACTAATTAAAAAAAGAACTGGTGGTATGTATGGCATACCTCAAGAAAATCTTGGTACTTCTAGTCAATATGGTTTTGCTAAAAAAGGTGGAACTCATAAAATGCCTAATGGTAAAGTAATTCTTAATTCTAAAATGAAAACAGGCGGGATTAAAAAAGCAACTAAATTTGCAGCATTAGCTCCTCCTTATGATAAAGCTACATTTGCTGATAAGATTGTTGGTGCTAAAAGAAATGCTAGAAAGAAATAATAATGGCTGAAAAAAAATGGATTCAAGGAGCTATTAAAAAACCAGGTGCTCTTAGAGAACAACTTGGTATTAAGAAAGGTGAGAAGATTCCTAAAGCTAAATTAGCTGCAGCTGCTAAAAAAGGTGGCAAGCTTGGTCAAAGAGCAAGACTTGCCATCACTCTAGGTAAAATGAATAAAAAATAACATTATGAAAAAGACTAGTAAAACTAAAATGGGTCCATTAGGAACTCCTCTTGGAAACCCACTTGGATTTTTTAATTCTTTAAAAGCAAAAAGATCTGCTTCACCAAAACAAACACTTAGAAAAGCTCCAGATGGAATGTCTGTTAAGAATAATTATGCTGGTCCAATTACTGAAGCTGATAGTAAAATTCTTGATAGAAACTATCCTTCAACGGTTACTCCAAATATTCCATATGCTCCAAAAAAACCAAAAATGGGATATGGAAGTGAAGAGTTGTATAGAAACAATGAGAATGTAGATAGAAAAATGTATGAAAATTATTTAAGATCACCAGGTTCTAGTGTAGCAAATAAAAAAATTGGTAGAGGGCTTTCAGATTTTGGAACTCCTTTTGGTCTTTATAATGATCAATCTATAAACTACAGAATGAATGAAATGAATAATATTGATTGGGATTCTGAAGAAGGTAAGTTTGCTAAAAAAATAATTGATAGAGATTATAAACAAACTAAACCAATACAAAAAAAAGGTGGTTCTGTTAAAAGAAAAAAATAACAAATGTTAAATAGCACTATTCAAATTAAATTTAAGCAGCGTCTAAATAAATTAGATAGCCAAGACTATGACAACATTGAATGTTGGCAAGTAGTTGAAGCATTTAATAAAGCGCAGGTTGAATGGGTTAGAAGACAATTGCATGGGATCAATTTAACTAAAGAAGGTGATGAACAATCTACTAGAAGAAAAGATGATTTACAAAAGCTTCTTAAAAAACTTGATTTAGTAATGTATGCAGAAGATGTTTATTATAAAGCTGCTTTACCTGAAAATTATTTACAGTGGAAAAGAGTAGATGCAAATGCAAAACAAGAGTGTTGTGAAAATAGACACATGACAGTATATTTTGCAGAAGAAGGTAACCTTAGTTTATTATTAAGAGATAAACTAAAACAACCTAGTTTTGAATGGGGAGAAACCTTTGCTACATTGATTGATAATGAAGTGCATATCTTTACTAATAATACTTTTCAATTAGACTCTGCTAATTTAACTTACTATAGACAACCAATAAAAATTCAAATACAAAATTGTGTAGATCCTTATACAGGAATTCAATCTATACAAAATGTAGAATGTGAATTTAAAGATGACATAATTGAAGTAATAATTGATGAAGCAGTTAGTATATTAGCTGGAGACATAGAATCAACAAATCAATTCTCTAGAGGTACGGAAACTGCAGAACGTAACAATTAATAATGGAAACTAAAGCAAGAGTATTAAAAAGAAATCCTGAGCCTACTAAAACAGTTAGCAGACCACAAGTAGTTGTAACTCAACCTAAGAGTGAGCCAGCTAAACCAGAACCCACTCCAAGTACGGGTGTTGGTGGTAGTTCATTAGATACTATGACAGCAGCTTGTGCTACAAATCTTATGAATGCAGCAATTAGTTTTCATAGACTTCATTTAAAAGTTACTGGGGATGGATCTTTTGCAGCACACACTGCACTTGGAGAATTTTATGAAGGACTTCATGGACATGCAGATACATTAGTTGAAGGATATCAGGGAGTAGCAGAAAAGATTTTAAGTTACACAGATATGCCTGTTAGAACTTTAGATACTGTAGCAGATGGCGTAGGATATTTAAGAGATATGTATAACTCTATTAACAAACTACAAGGCATGATGCCTTACTCTGAGATTGTAAATAACTTAGACTTAGTTAAGGATGCAATTAACTCAACTAAATACAAATTACTTTTCTTGAAATAATTTTGTTGTTTCAAAAACTTTTACTATATTATAGTATATTATATTATTAACTAAAACAAAAAGAAATGGCTTATTTTAATCATGCTTTCAAGAAAAGCTTCCTGGCAACAGGACCGACACAAACAGCATTCCCTGTTACCCTTCCTAATGGAACTACAGTTAATGCTACAACATCTTTAGGTTACCTAACATCAAATGGTGTACCTACTTATGGTTTAAATCAATTATCTGCAATTAGTGTTGCTACTTATGGTACGGCTACTACAGCTACTACTGATGGGTACATTGGATGGTTTAACCCAAAAACAAATTTATCAGTTGATATTAATGATGAAGGATTTGCTCCTTGTTGTAATTTATATCTTGCTGGTTCAGCAATTTATAACAATGATAAGATTGGTCCTTTAGCAGGTGGTTACCAAGAGACTAATAAGTCTAAAATGGTTAATCCTAAATATGTATCTAGATTTTACCAAGTAGATCCATGTGCTCCACAAAACAATGTAATCCACGTAGGTTCTACTTACTGGACTGCAGGTGGTGGTGTATTAATTGGTGCAATTACTACTCCAGGTACTAACTATACAAATACAACTACAGCTATAACAGTAGAAACTACAACTACTTTAGGAACTGGTTCAGGTTTATTATTATCAATTACAGTAGCAGCAAATGTTCCAACAGTTGTTGATATTGTTGCTCCAGGTAAAGGATATGCAGTAGGTGATACTGTTACTATCAAAGATACTGATGGTGGAGCTGGTGATGCAGTATATACAATTTCTGCTAATGGTGTAACTGTATCTCATCCACAAGAAGGATGTGGTATTACTCCAGAATGTTGCAAAGAATTTTTATGTGGTGAGACATACTCTTTACGTTTAGATGTAAAAGGTTCTCCAGCTTTGAGATTCTTAAATCACAATGCTTATGCAACTATTGATGCATACACAGGATGTTGTGCACCTGATTCAATTGCTCCAACTGCAGTTGACTCTACTGAGGTAATGATCTTATGGGCAAATGGTATTGCAAATAATCCAATTATTTCTCCATTCATTCAACCAGTTGTACAAGCTGAAGACGGATCATTATTATATGCTCCAGGAACATCGGCTACATTCTTAGCTGCAAATGGTGCAATCACTTGGGACAACTATGTATCTCCAGGACACGTAGATGGTGCTTGTGCAGGTTTGATCTTGAATGGTGCTTATGTTGATACTAAATTTGGTGATTGTACATTCCAATTATCTGACTTCTATGAAAAAGAGCCAGTTAGATTGTATGCATCAGAAGTAGACTTAAATGGTGATCCATGTTTGTTTACAACACTTTGTGTTGTTACTGAGTGTCAAGGTCTACAAGTTAATGGTTTAGGAGAAACAGTTTTAAGAGATTTGACTATGTCAGAATCTTACAGACAAAACTTCTTAGCAACTGACTTCCGTATCCGTGAGATTACTCAAGGAAACCAAATTGTTAGTTCTGTTGATAGAAGCGCATTGTACTACAGATATATGTTACAACACAATGTTCCAAGAAATTATAATCCTTCTGGTACATTTGATGCTGATCAGTACATGTTAGAGATTTTCTCTTTAGCTCCTCTTAACACTTTTGCAACTGATACTTCTGGTTGGTTAAATGCTTGTGGTGTATGTGAGATCAATGTATTAGAAAGTGCATATGGTTGTGATACAGTATGTGTTGTTCCAATTGCATTCCCTGCTATTCCAGTATACAATCCGTACAATACAGTTTCTTGTAACTAATCAAGTAACTCAATTTTAAAAACATAAAGGGGAGAAGAGTTCTAAACTCCTATCCCCTTTTTTTATTAAACACCTATGGCTAATCACGTATTAAGTTTAGAAGTTCCTACAGTAATGAATACATGTATTCTTACAGTAATGGATACTAGTCAGTATTCAAATTTAATTCCTGTTACTTGTCCTTACTTAAATATTACAGTTCCTGGTTTTCAACATTCAGTTCAACTAAATGTAGTTCCAGGATTTATTAAGAATGTCACAGCTTGTGATCTTAATTTACAAACTAGTAATTGTGGTACTGAATATGTAGGTATTCCAGATGGTATTTATATTATTAAATATAGTGTTTCTCCAAATGATGTTGTATTTGTAGAATACAATCATATGAGAATTACAAAAGCATTAAACAGATACTACAATATACTTTGTAGATTAGATGTTGCAGATTGTGATCCACCATTTAAAATTAAACAGAGGTTGCAAGAACTTAATTTAATTAAAATGTATTTAGAAGCAGCTAAGTCTAAAGTAGAGTTTTGTCATGAACCTCAGAAAGGTATGTCACTCTATAATTATGCATTAAAGCTTTTAAATAAAATGGATTGTGTAAATTGTTAAATTATTAAAACCAACAAATAATGGCAAAATGTTCAAATTGTAAAGCTAACCTATCTTGTGGATGTCAGAAGAGAAAAGCAAAAGATGGTACATCAACATGTTCAAAGTGTTTAGCTTCTTATGAAGCAAGTCTTGTACAAAAAAATACAATAGTAGAAGTATCCCAGACAGATCAAAATGTATGGGGAGCAAATAGATATAAAAAAGGTTAACTAATGGCAGTATTTCCCCCACCACCTCCTGGACTTTCAATTGCATGGTATGGTTTTGAACCTTGCTGTGGAGGGAATATTTTATACTTTAGATTTGATGGTACAACAAATCCACCAAATGAAGGAATTAACATTTATAATGGACCAGCTGCTATTGGATATGATCCAATAACAAGTACTTATGTGCCATTAACTAATCAATGTTACAAAATATTTAGGGGTGAAGCTACTAATCCAACCAGTCCTATTGATGGATCTAATTATGGTAATCTTTTAGTAGTACCAACAAATTTTGGTATAAACTATACTTGGGACTCAACAACTAATTATGAAACTCCTTGTGGAGATGAAGTAATTACTTGTCCATCTTGTATTCCAACTTGTTATACACTTTATTCATGTACTGATGCATTTCCACCTATAACTACATCTACTGATTTATCAGCTTATGTAAATGGATTTGCACTTATACAAGTAGATGCTGATTTGGGCTTCTCATGCTTTTATATTGTAGAAGCTAACAATTGTGATAACTCAGTAGTTGTTGAAGTTGATGGAGATACTCCTTGTTCATGTACATGTACATGTTATGAAATAATTGGTACAGCAAAACTAGCTTATATAGATTGTGATGGTAATGAAGTTATCACAATGGTTAATGGTTATTGGAAAGACTGTTCATTAGTATATCCTGTAACTAGTCCTAATGCAGGACCTAACTTAACTATTACAAGTTATGGTAATTGTATTGATGGTCAATGTGAAACACAGTGTTTTGAACTTACAGATTGTGAGGGACTATTAGATCCTATTTATACAACAGCTCAATCATTATTTCCATATTTAACATTAGGTCAAACAGTAGTAATTCAAGGATATGATAATTGTTGGACTATATCAGATGTTCTTGAATGTGATTGTGCTATTAATGTAGTGGTTATACAGGGTTATGATGATTGTGCAACATGTAATCCAGATCCTAATTATATACTTACTAACTGTGATGACTTAAGTACTACTATATATACTTCATCAGATCTTAGTGCATATACAAATCAAGTTGTAAATCTTGCTCCAGATTGTCCAGGTTGTTGGATTGTGACTGAAGTAAACGGTCCTATTCCATCTGACGTAGCTGTAACTGTTACAGATGCATTTGATGATTGTGAAGCTTGTAAGACTACTTATTATAAACTAGAAGATTGTACAGGAATAGAGGATGATATAATAACATCAACAGATTTATCAGCATATATTGGATCTATTATAACACTTGAATGGTGTCCTAATACTTGTTGGACAGTATCTCTTTCAGCAACAAGCGCAGGTGCAGGAATCTTAGGAGATATATCTAATGACTTTGATACATGTTTAGAATGTCTTAATAGCTTTCCATGTACATGTAGAAGAATAACAAATCATGATGTTGTATCTCATAACTATAATTATGTAGATTGTGATGGTATAGTGAGAACAATTACAATTTTATCAGGAGAAACATCAGATAGAATTTGTATGGGTATTTTACTTACATCATATGCTACAGATTATGTTGAAGTATTTGGAGATTGTACAAATGGTGTTTGCCCTCCTATTGTATATCCTAAGAGATCTTTAAAACCTGGTTATGATACTCCGGCTTGTGAGATATGGAAGTATGAACAGATCTCATGTATGGCAGCAGAAGCTTTATATAAACAAGTTCTTGAACTTAGATATGGTATTAGTAATTGTTGTCCTGATGAAGATCAAAGATATCTTATCCAAAAAGAATTAATAGACTTGAAAGCATTAGTTAATCCTGATTATATATGTGCTACTCCAAGTTGTGGATGTAATACTAGATGTAATTGTAGTGGAAATTCTGGATGTGGATGTTCATCAGGTTCTTGCAATTGTTAATAAATTTTTGTATATTATAGTAATAGAAGAAATATGAAGCCACTTAATTATGATAACTCACCTTGTAGCCCAATCTCAAGCAATTGTGTAGTTTGGCAAGGACCTAATATTCCTTGTATTAAATTGTGTACAGGAGATACAATTTCAGATGTAATAGAAAAATTAGCAACTGAACTATGTATAGTATTAGATACATTGAATGTAACTAATTATGATCTTTCATGCTTTAACTTAACAGCATGTTCACCAAATGATTTTCAAGCTCTTATTCAATTTCTAATTGAACAGATCTGTGCATTACAAACAGAAGTAGCAATATTAGCTGATCCAGCAATAAGCCCAATTGTAAATCAAACTAAATCTACAGGAGCAGATACTCTTGTAACAGTAGCACCTTGTTTTGTAATTGGTACTACTACAGTTATGACAGTATCAGAATATGCACAAGCTATTGGTATTAGAGTATGTTCATTAATTACTCAAATTGCTAACATTGAGAATAACATTACAAATTTAGATATAAGAGTGACAGCTCTTGAAGGGGCTCCTGTCCCAACATTTACTGTACCTTCATTTACTTTAGGTTGTTCAATTGATACATTAGCTTCTGGAACAAGTCAATTTATAAATGTTATTTTAGAAAGTTTTATAAATGATGTTTGGTGTAACTATTATTATAATGTAACAGGTACATCTTCAGATTTATCTGCTGCTGTTAATCAAATTTGTATAACAGATTTAGATTTACAATTAACAACCGGTACTTCATTTTCTACAAATCCATTATGGATTCAATCTGGAAGTTATTCTACTGTTGCTGATGCTATAAATAATCTTTGGATTGCATTATGTGATGTATATAATTATAGTTCAACATTTTCAATTTCAGTAGCTGATACTGCAACTATAGATCTTAATAATACTGCTAATGTAATTACTGCAAAAATAGTAGATACAGGTTGGGTAGATCTTAATGGGTTTGCTTATTATGGAGTTGGTGTTGATAAACCTAAATGTAGAAGAATTGGTAATGCAATTCATTTTAAAGGATCAGTATATGTTCCATTAGAAAATCCTACTTCTCCAGGAGCAGTTGTTCCCTTAGCTTCAACAAGTTCATATAACTCAGTAACAGGTAATCAAACTTGGTCAGGTGTTGGTGGATGTACAATTAATGCTAATGGAGCAATACAATTTAACAATGGAGCATCTGTTGTACCAAATGCAGTAACTGTTGATAATTTTGATGATGTATATAGTTTAGGTTGGATTGTAGCTACAAGACCTATAGATGTAAATGCAACATATGGTACTTCATTAACGGCAGTGTTTGCAATATCTATTAGTACAGGAAAAAGTCTTCAAGCTCAGATGTTACATGATATAGAAATTACTACTACAAGAGGTTCTGGATTCCAAGGTAATTCACCTTTGAGATTTATTACAAGTAATGTAAGAGTAGGTGAATATCTTCCTAACTATATTGGTACAGGCACAGATATACACAATGCTCCAAGCAATGCTAACTTCCCATTACTATCAGATACTTTTAATGCTACGTGGCCATTTAGCTGTGATGCAGGAAATGAAAATCAAGTAGGAGGATTTAATTTTAGACTAGATGGTTTAATTGCATATTTAGATCCTTGTAATATAGAAACAGGTTTATCAATAGTTTGTCCATAATATTAAAAAGATATGTCACTAAATAAATGTCAAAATTGTGGCTGTGAAGATGGTTTCTTAACAAGTCCAGCACCATGTCCTACACCTGCAGGATGCCCTAATCCAGAACCTTGTTCTGAAGTATTTGATGCAGAATGTATAGTATATACAGGTACTGATATTGATTGTGGTACTGATACTGTAGTACTTTCTGATACAAATGTAGCAGATGCTTTAAATGATGTTGTAACCTATTTCTGTCAAGAATTAACTCAACAGAGATTAAGATATATAAAAGAGATCAATACAAATTTTGATAATACTACATTAACAGTTAGTCAAACAGAACTAAATGCTTGTGGTATTACACCATCATACTGTAGTGTAAGTGGTTCTGAGTATTCAGATTTTACACTTAGTCTTTGGTATCTTGTATCTGGTGTTTGGAAACTTATTCAACCATATGAATCTCCAACAGCATTTTATGGAGTATCTGTGGATGATGCTACTGGATTAATTACAGTTTCTATTACAAGACCTGCTGGTACAACAACAAGGCTAAGAGCCGTATTAATATTTTAAGAAGTTACAGTTTGTTGGTTTCTGTGACAACAACGGCAAAGCCCTCGCACTTGCGGGGGTTTTGTTTTTTAGTTACATTTGCTAGTCTCATTAATTTTTAGTATATTAATATATAGTATGAAGGAATTTAAAAAACCAGATGTAACTGCACCAAGGTATAGACCTAATGCACAGAATATTTTAACAAAAAAGTTCTTTGAAGATTTTAAAAGTAAACATCCAAAGTATAAGCATGTAGAAAATGCTGAACTTAGAGTAATAATAAAAAAGTTTAATGAGGCATTATTTCAAAATGTTATAGACTTTAGAGATGGTATGCAACTACCTGAGTCAATTGGATGGTTGTTTATTGGTACATGTCAAACAAGTAAAAAAACTAATATTGATTTTGCAAAGTCAAATAAGTATGGAGTAACAGTAACAAATAAAAATTGGGAGACAGATGGTAAGTTAGCTAAAATTTTCTTTACAAACTATGCACCAAAACATAAAATGAATAATAGAGAATTTTGGAAATTTGTTGCATGTAGAAAATTTAAGCGGTCAGTTGCAAAAACATATCCAGAAAACTGGAACACATATGTAGTAGTTGAACCTAATAGAAAACTTAAACTTACTTATCAAAAATCTTTTTTAAAAGAACTTGCAATTAAGAATGAAAAAAAGAAACTGGAAAGTTATAATGAATTTGACTTATGACAACAATTGGTGAAGTTATTTCAAGAGTTAGAAATACTCTAAAAGCAGTTAAGGAAGATGCCTTTCTTACTGATAGAACTATCTATTCTTCTTTATTAAAGTATTCTAAGACTTTAGTTAAGAGAGAAGATAATCAGTTTAGACTTATGAAAATAAGTTCTATATTTCAAGTATTACCATATATTGAACTAATTGATGTAGATAAAGTAGAAGCTGGATGTATAGGAATTTATTCAGGTTGTTATTTTAAAAGATCAAAAGAAAAGTTACCTACTATTCTTGATGGTATGTTTGGTCCTATTATACGCACAGTATCTTCAATTGATGGCACTATCGAAATGTTTAGAACAGATCCCGGTACATGGGTATCAATGACTAAAACAACTACATTTAAGTACAATAAGAATAGATACTTTTGGTATCTTGATGGTTATATCTACTGTCCTAATATTGATTGGGAAGCAATAAGAATGGAAGCTATCTTTGAAGGTCAAGTAGAATCTTGTAATTCAGATGATTGTTTAATTAAACAAGATCAACCCTTTGCTCTTCCTGAATACTTGTTTTCAGAAGTAGAACAATTTGTAATAAAAGAACTCACTATGACTATGCAAGTACCAGGTGATGGTCCTGATGATAGTCAAAATACTTTTAGATAATGGACTTTAATTATACATTACGTTATAGAACATTTGATCAACTGTTAGAAGATGTAACAGTTGACTTAAGTTCATTTGCTCTTGAAAATATGATTGAGCCTCAGCAGTTAATTAAATTAGCTAAGAAAATTAATTATGATTTAGGTTTAAGAATTAATCAACAAAAAGAAGTTCTGTTAGATGTTACCCACGGTAGAGTTAAATTACCAGATGATTTTTATACATTTAATTTTGGAATGATCTGTGGAGAATTTACTGAACATATGGGTTATACTGGTTCAGTAGGAGGGACTAATATTCAAGAAGTTCCTTATGTAGAAACACCAGCTAATGTTGATTTATGTGCACCACCTACAGTTAATTGCTCTACATGCAATGCAAACCCATGTAATCATACTGCAGCATGTCCAGACAACACATGTCCTGCTACATGCGCTCCTAATGTTATTCCTACTGAATATAATCCATTACTTCCATATGGGGATACTTGTACAAGACCTAGAGTCTTTATGAATTGTAAAGGAGATCAGTATGAACTTATTCAAGTTATAAGTAATCCTGGAATAACAAGAGTTTATGCAAATCTTATTTCATTAAGAATGAAGGCAAGTCAAGAAATAGAATGTGACTGTCCAAATCTTTATATTAATGCAGCTAATGAAGGTTGGATTAAAGGAGGCTTTTTATTTACTACATTTCAAACAGGTAAAGTGTATTTAAACTATCAAGGTCAAATGGAAGATGATGAGGGTAACTTATTGGTTCCAGATCACGATCTTCTTAATGAGTATTATGAGTATGCTTTTAAAGCTAGAATAATGGAAAATTTATATCTTAACGGAGAGGATGTAGCACAAAGAATGCAACTTATTGAACAAAGACTTAAGTCTGCTAGAAACAATGCCTTGAGTGTAGTTAATACACCAAACTTTAGAGAGTTTGAAAATATTTGGGCTGCAAATAGAAAAGCAATGTACGGTAAATTTTATAATATGTTTATGTCACATTCACCAAATAATGCAGCATATAGAAATTATGGTAATCCGAGAGTTATATAATTAGTTATGGCAAAGCAAGACGGACAAGATCAAAGTTCTCAAACTTCAAGAATTTTTATAAAGGGATTAAATAAAGATTCTGATCCACTTTTTGTACAAGAAGGTATGTGGACTCATGCTCGTAACACAACCAATAATACAGCAGAAGGGGATGTAGGTACTTTGTCAAATGAAGAATCAAATTATTTATGTGCACAAACAGGTCAGACACTTAATAGTACTCATACATATATAGTAGGTGCAATTAATTTATTTGCAGATAAATGGATTATTTATACTGCTGCTTATGATGCATCTAATACAGTTTCTATTAATTCAGAGATAGGTTTATTTGAATCTGATCTTTGTTTGTATAGACCTATTGTACAAGATCCTTGTTTAAACTTTAGTAAGTTAGATTTAATAACAGGAGCTGCAAGAAGAAAGCAAGATTGTTCTTGGGGTGTATACTGGGCTGATGGTTTAAATCCAGACAGATATTTAAATGTAGGGGATCCCCAGTTATGGCCTGATAATAGTTTTTCTTGGATAGGTAATAACTATTATAGTAATGGTGTTATTGTAGATTTTCTTTGGCCAGGAGTTCAATGGGAAGAAAAATGTTTATTAATATCATCTGGTACAAATCCTAATAATCCAGCTACTTGTTATGATTGTCATCCAATTAATAAACTTGATTGTGATGCAACAAGACTTGCTAGATTGACTACTACACCTTGTGTAGAAGTAGTGCTTGGTGATCAATCAGGAACTCTTGAGTCAGGATCTTATGCAGCAACTATTGCTTATACAATAAATCAACAAAGGGTAACTAACTATTTTTCAATGGGTTACCCACAACCCGTTTTTACTGAGATACCAAATCAAGGATCTATTAAAGTTAAAGTAAATGCTGATGATGCTCACTTTGATGAATATGAATTAGTTATTATTGCAAGAATTAATGATGCTACACTTTCTGTTAAAATAGGTAATTACTCTAGTAGAATTACAGAAATTACATTAGATCAAATTAAAGCTACTTTAGCAGTTGTACCTGAGACAGAGTTATTAATAAATAATCCTGAGATTGAAAAATCAGAACAAATTGCAGAAGTAAATAATTATTTACTTAGAGTAGCTCCTACTACAAGATTTGATTTTAATTATCAACCATTAGCTAATAAGATACAAGCTGAATGGGTAGCTGTGGAATATCCTGAAGATTATTACATCAAGGGTGGTAAAAATACAACATACTTAAGAGATGAAGTTTATGCATTCTTTATACGTTGGATTTATAATACAGGAGATAAGTCTGCATCATATCATATTCCAGGAAGAGCTGCTGAAGAGTACTTTCCAAATGTATATGAAGATGGTACTTACTCAGATATAAATACATTACAAGGAGATACTTTACTATATCAAACTATCAATACAGCTTCTGTAACTTCATTAACTAATATTACTTTGCCTGATGGAGGAGTTGAAGTAGCTAGTGGTAAAATGGGGTACTGGCAATCATCAGAAAGTTATCCAGATAACCAAGCTGAAGTTTGGGATTCAAATTTTCATTGTTGGACACAGACAGTTTTACCAAATGGTGATCCAGATCTTAGATATAATCTTTGTGGTACATTTATTAGACATCATAAGATGCCTGATAATATTACAAACTATAATGGTATACCAAATAGTATAACCAATCACTTTGTTAAAAAGAATAACAAATTTTATATTAGAAATTTAGGAGTAAGATTTAAAAATATTATTCTTCCAAAAGATAATGATGGTAATGAGATACCTGGTATTGTTGGTTATGAAATTTTAAGAGGTTCAAGATGGGGTAATAAAAGTATTCTTGCAAAAGGAATGATTAATAACTTTAGAGACTATGAAATTTTAGGTACATCTGTAACTAACTTACAAAATTCTAAGATAACAGGTCTTTATGCAAACTATCCTTTTAATGCAATACGTCCACAGTTAAATACATCTGACCCTAATAATGATAACTATAATCTAAATGATCCTTATATCTTTGCTCATGATAGTGATAACAATAAGTATAATCAATCAGTACCACAAGATATAGTTTCTTTCCATTCTCCGGATACTAGTTTTAATAATCCAGCTTTAACTACATCAGAAGTTAAATTATATGGACAACTTATAGGAACAGCAGAACAACAGTTTATTGAACCAAGTCTTCATCCTGAATTTAAACTCTTAGGTAATACAGCTTTAGTATGGTCTGTAATTGGAGGTTTGCTTAATGTTTTATTAAATGCATTAAAAGATAGAAATATATCAACTAACACTGCAATTTATAATGAACCATATGCAAAATATCCAGTTTGGACTGTTACAACTCCAGGTGCTGGCGGTACAACAGGTGTTACAGCAAATAATGATTTAAGTGCTAATATTGTTGCAGCTTCTGCATGGAATGGTTTTAATAGTGCTTATACTACTTATTTAAGTACAGGCGGTTCATTGTTAGAAGCTTTAGGTGTTGCTCCAATAACTTTAGATGAAATTTGGAAGACTACATCTGAGACATTAAACAATGGTGGTTTATATACACCTGTAACATTGCAAGATGCTCTTAATGGATATGCACAACTTGCAGCTATAGATAATGCATTTATTTCAGCTGTTGCAACTACATTAGGAATTGGTAATACAATTAGTCAAATAGCATTTTTCTTTTTAGAAGGAGCACAAGCTACAGTAGATATACTTTATACTATTGCTAGATATAGACAATATGCTCTAGAACAAATTGGACATGGTGAATATGATTCAATATCACCTCCAAATAATGCTGCTAGAAAAAGATTTAATATGGCTTTTGGAACATATGTGTATGATTCAATACAAGATATTCCAGAATATCAAAGTGGCGGAAATACTATTAGATATAGAATTAATAATACTAAAAGACCTAAGTTAGTAGTAGTAAGAACAACTGATGCTCAAGGTAATAGTAGAGGTCCTAATTATATTGTAGATAGTGGTGGTCAGTATATTGATAATTCACTTATGACTTTAAGTGGTGCTGTAACTACACATGGTCCAGAAGTTAATTATAATAATGATGCAAAAACAGTTGCTTTTAGAAATTCAATTGCAAGTCACTATGCTGGTTTAAAGTTTAGACTTGAAAATCAATATGGTCAACTAAGAAACATTAATCAAGTTGTGATAACGGCTTGTGAACAAGTAATTGATTATGCTAATATCCAAACATCTTCTTATGGATTAACTTGTCCTACAGGAACACAGTTTCAATATAAGATTCCTTTAACAGAAGTAATTTTTGGAGGTGATACTTATATAAATAGGTTTACAGAAAAGAATATTATGTTGTTCTTTTATGATTGGTTATATGGTGTGCCTAATGGTACTGAGTATAATTACTATTTAAATCAAATGATTCCTTCGCCAAGATTTTGGGTAAATAGTGAACCTTGGGATATTACTGAGTTAAATGTTACAAACATTCAAGACTTATTAGCTGGTAACTTAACTGGTTCAGGTCCATTGCCAACATCTTACTATGATTTAGATTCTACACATTATAATCCTAACAATGGTAACTTTGGTTTCTTTACTGGTTTTGTATCTCCAAGAAATGGTTACTTCTATACAGGAGCCCATGGTATTAGAGATTTCTTTGTAGAGTCTGATGTATTAGTAGATTTTAGAAGTAGAGGTGTATTTGATTATCAAAAGTTCTATAGTAAATATATTTTTACAAACTTAGAGATTCTATTTGATATGAATCCAGATATAATTACAGCAGGTAACTTCTATAATTATAACTATTCATTTAGTGCTAACAAGTTCTTTAATCAATATATCCAAGGAGGAGTTTTACAGAATCCAAACTATGACCCTCAAGTATCTTTATTATGTTATACATACTATCCTAATAGAGTTTACTATTCTCTATATCAAAAAGAAAGAGTATATGCTGATAACTGGTTTATATTCTTATCATTAAATTATGCTGAGTTTAAAAGTAAAATTACTAGTGTAAAGAACTTTGCTAAAACTGGTATGTTTGTTACTTTTCAAGATGATGCTCCATTGCTTTATCAAGGTGTTGATACTTTACAATTAGCAGATAGTGGTACAAAAGTTACTGTAGGTGACGGAGGTTTGTTTACACAAGCTCCTCAAAATATTATAGCATCAGATAGAACGTATGAGTATGGTTCTTCACAAAGTAGATATGGAGTAATTTCTACTCCAGCTGGTCTTTTCTATATATCTCAGAATCAAGGTAAGATATTTGCATTTAGACAAGGTCTAGAAGAAATATCTCAATCTGGAATGAAATGGTGGTTTAATCAATTCTTACCATATAAGTTAACTGAAGATTTTCCAGACTATCCCCATACTGATAATCCTGTAGCAGGAGTAGGTTGTTCTGCAAGTTATGATAATCAAAATAGTATATTGTTTTTTTCTAAAAAAGATTATAAGTTAAAAACGGAATATCTTACATCAGTTACATACAGTGAAAATACTGATACTTTCTTTTTTGAAAATGCTGTAGGTTTTAAAACAGGATTTAAAATAGATAGTGACTATGCTAAACTTTTCTTTGATGATGCTTCCTGGACAATAAGTTATGATCCCAAAATGCAGTACTGGTTAAGTTTTCATGATTGGCATCCAAGTATCTATCTTCCAAATAAAGGTAATTTTTCAACAATAGTTAAAAATGGTATTTGGAAACATGGTTATGCATGTAATGATTTTTGTAATTTCTATGGAGAGCAATATCCTTTTGAAATTGAGTTACCATTTATTACTGGACAGAACATAACAACATTAAAAAGCTTTGAGTATTACTTAGAATGTTACAGAAGAGATACTAATTACTGTATAGATCAGTTTCATGTATTAGATTATAACTTTGATCAAGCTGTAGTATATAACTCAGAACAAGTTTCTGGTTATCTAAATCTTAATATCTTTCCTAAAAATAATGTTACTCTTAGTCAGCAATATCCTAAACTGAACCAATCTAATCTTCAGTCTTTTGATATCTTATTTTCTAAAGAAGAACAAAAATATAGATTTAATCAGTTCTGGGATATTACTAGAAATAGAGGAGAGTTTCCAAATGGATCTGGTTATCCACCAACAGGTCAGTTAATACCAGATACAACTGTATTATTAGGTAACTATCAAGAAAATCATATATGGATAACAGAACCAAATGGCTATGTTAAAAATCTAAATCAAACTTCTTTAGATTATGCTAAACCTCAAATGCAACATAAGAAGTTTAGACACTATATTAATTTCTTGAATCTATCTAAAGCAGATTCTAGAAATACAAATATGATATTAAGAATTATCAATACTAAAAATCAATATTCACCAAGGTAATGAAAAAAGTTAAAGCCGGAAAGTCTAAGATTCATGGTAATGGATTAATAGCAGATGAACCAATTAGAAGAGGAGATGTAATAGAACTAGTTCATACTATTAGAGAAATTGAACCGGGTGTGAAAAAAACAACTCCTACATTACTTGGTAGAAATTATAATCATTCTGAAGAGCCTAACTCTATGAATGTTATAGATGGTGATAACAGATATTTAGTAGCTTTAAAAGAAATTGAAGTTGGTGGAGAAATTACTACTGACTATAGAAACAATCCAGATTTAGAACAACCTGATTCTTTTACTAGCAATGATAACTATGTTTCATTTGACTATGATGATACTCTAACTACACCAGAAGGTTTTAAGTTAGCTAAACAAATGGTTAAGGATGGAAACAATCTTTATGTTATTACAGCAAGAGATAAGATGTCTCCTCAAATGATTGAGAGAGCTGAGGCTGCAGGTATCCCAAAAGAAAATATTATACTAGCTGGATCTGATGAACAGAAAGTTAAGATAGTAAAAGATAATAATATTAGCAAACACATAGATAATAAAGAATCTGTTATAAAAGCATTAGGAAAAACTGGAGAATTATTTAATCCAGGTAAGTATCCTAATTTAAAAGCTGACTTTATTGAAATGGATTTATCAGATGAGGATCTTAATCAACTTAAGAAAGGTGGTTTTATTATTGATCAATATCCAGATGGAGGCATTGTAGAATATAATGGTTATAGATATAGAAAAGATAATAGTGGAAATTGGATATTTGCTGATTCTGGTGCACCTGTAACTGATAAGATGGTGATATATAAATTACCTTATGAAGGCAAACCTGTTGGATCACCTGTAGTACAGGCAGCACCTAAACCAAAACCTATATCTACAGTTACAAAACAACAGCAATTAGAAACAATTAAAAACTCTCCTGTAATTGCAGATCAAAGAAAAGCAAATGAATTACAAGATGCAATAAGAAATGAAAACGTATATTTTCCTAAAGGAGAACCAGCAGAAGATGAGCCTGGAGGTGTAGAAGGTGCTATCAATTCAGCATTGGGTTATCCAATGGCTAAAGCAGCTCTATCTTCTGAGTTTGCTTCAAATGAAGGACAGGTTGACAATTATAGACATGCTAATGCAGGAAGATATACTGCAGAAGCAATTAAAAATATGACAGGTAATATACCTTATCTATCTGATGCAGCAGCTATTATAGGTGCTAATGCTTTAGGGTTAGGACATGAAGTAGGTTCTTTTTTTACAAACAGTGATGATACTAGACCTTGGACATCAAAGTTAAAAGAGTCTGGAGAAGACATGTATAATAACTTTATTGGAACTACTATTGGTGTAAGTGATATGCCATCAGTAGAAAAAACAGATAAACTATTAAATCTTTCTTATACTAATCAACTACCTGATGGTTATGTTAAAGATCCTAGAGCTCCAAAAAATGTTCCTAATAATATGTATTTTAAACATGGCCCTAATGATCCTGGAAAATATAAGCCAAGATATCCAGATGGTGGTCAAACAAGACCTGTTCAAGGTATGGCAAAACCTCTTGCACCCTTAGCAATAAGACAAGAACAAGTTAAAGTTTTAAAAAATTCTCCAAAAGTTGCTGATCAAAAAAAATACAAAGCAGTTCAAGATGAAGTAAAAGCTAAAGCAGCAATACAAAAAGCATCTAAGCAATTAGATGAATTACAAAAAGATGCATTACCTCAACATGAACAACCATTAGTTGCACAAGATTGGATTTGGACCCTACCTATGATGGGAGGATCAGCAATGAAGAGTGCTGGTACAGCTATTGCAGATGGTATGGGTGCAGTAGGTACAAAGGTTATGCCTTATATTACAGGAGCATTAGAAACTTCAATACCAGGAATGGCATCTATTCCAGGTGCTACAGTAGGTAATGCTATTGCATCTGGTTTTGCAACTGATGCTATAGTAAATAGATTACCAGAAGGAGTTACTCAACTTAATAATGGACAGTATATAGATGCAACTGGAAATATTTTAACAGGTGTACTTGATGTAGCTGGAGCAGGTATGATGTCCCCAATGTATCAAGGAGCTAAATCAACAGCATCAGAACTTGCTAGATTTTTTGAAGGAGTACCTAAAGAATTACCTGGTTCACCTAATTCAAAGTTTTTTAATACTCTTTCAAATTCTGAGATTCCACAAATAAATCCACAAACAGGATTACTTCAAGTAAATAATACTACTTCATTAAGTAGTGTATTGCCTAGAACATTTAAAGAAACATATATTCCAGATTTTAAAAGTGCGGAAGGTTTATCTGAAGATGCTATTCCTTATCTTTTGCCTCAACAAGAATTGATGACAAGAGCACCTTGGAGATATCTAAGTAAAGATCAAGAAATAATGAATAGTTTTAAATCAGGTATGCGTGCTCAAGAACGTCCTGTAGAAATTCCTAAAGAGTTTAATACTCAAGAAGATATTATGGCTAGAGCTTTAGGCAAACCATTACCTGAAAGAGCTTCATTAGAAAGTTTAAAACCTAAAATCTATTATGATATAGATGGTAATGTTATAGATGATCCTTTAAAATCTGGTTTTGATGCCAACTTTTTAACTAGACCTTTAACTCCATTTACTAAAAATGAGTTAACAACATTGCCTAACAAAAATTTAAAATATAGAAAAATTGGTAATAAAGCTGGATTACAAGATTTAATTAATAAAGGTGGAGCACAAGCTCCTGCACCAATGAGAATGAAATCAGGATTAACAGCAGATACACCATTTTTTGGAATGGGAAAAAAACCGAGTGAAGATTATAAAGGTATATTTGCAGTTGAGTTAAAACCTGATAATTCTAAATATAACTGGTCATCAAGAGTTGCTGGAACAGATAATTATGGTGTAGCACCATTTGATAAAGTTACAGGTAGGTCTATTAAAAACATTCCTCTTGAAGATTTAAATGTTTATAGAAAAAAATTCTTAAGTAATAACTATAAAAAACTAGATCCTAATAATTTAGAAGCAGGTTTAAAATATGCTCAAGCTCAAGTACTTGCTGAACAAGCTTATAAATGGGGAATAAGAGGAGTAACTGCTGATCAAATATTTAATGATGGTGAATATAGAAAACAATTACAAGAAGTGATATCTAATAAACTTATAGATAATAAAAAAGAAGGAGGATCTTTAAACTATATGGTGAAAGAACTTACTCAAGAAGAAATAGAAGAATATAGAAAAGGTGGTTGGATAGTAGAAGACTACTAAACTTATAAAGTTTATTAGATAAATTGAAATTTAGTATATTTAATATATATCATATACCATGAAAAAGAAAGTAAGAATATATAATCCACAGTATGCTCCAGGTGGTATAACTCAAGGAGATATCCAACAATATCTTATGTCTCAAAGTCAACAAGCACAACAACCTCAGATTACTGAAGACTCATTAGTAAATAGTATCTATGATGAGTTATCTTTATTAGGAGATAAGTCAGGTTATGTTGATCAAGGAAGTATTGATGACTTAGCTGATAAGTTTCAACAAACATATGGTGTTGATAATGACTATATACTAAACTTAGTAAATGAAGTTTACTCAACTTTAGCTCCATCTGACTATAAAAAAGATGTGTTTACTGCAGCGGCAGGTTCACCTGTTCCAGATTATATGAGTCAAGGACAAGATGACAATCAAGATGATTACCAACAAGATATGGAAGATGATAATCTTGCAGCAAATGTTGCAACATATGATGACTATTATGGTGATGATACAGATATGACAGAAGCAAAATTTGGAGGGATATCTAGAAAGAAATTCATGAGAGACTTTATTAAAAAGGCTGAACTTGGAATGGAACAAACTAGTGAATCAATTACAGGCACTAATGATACTGATGATGGTAGAAGTCAATTGGTAAAAGGTTTTGAATCTGGTATGAAAAAAGCTGTTGTAAAAGCTGTAGCTAAAAATGAATTTGAAAAGAATCAAAAACAAATGTCTACTTATTTTGAACAAGGTGGTTTTTTTGATCCTACACGTACTGGAGATGATGAAGCTTATGCTCATCATTTAAACTTAATGGCTACTGCAAATAAAGATATTTTTAGCCAACCTAATGTTATGATGGTTGGACAAGGCATGCAAAAGACAGGAGGCATGGTTATGAATCCTTTTGCTGATTCTTTTGGAGAACTACAAAAGTTTATGAATGGAGGT